ATCCTGACCAGTCTGAGCATATCCAGCTAAGGGCTGTAATGCCGCTTGGCTTGCGCCTGTGATGTCGGATCTTGATTGCTGAGTGCCGCCAGTGAGGTCAATTATTGCTTGATCACCTGCTCTGGTTAATCCCCGTGAGCCTTGCTCTAACGACTGCTCTGCCCCTAAAAGCCCCGTTTGTGGGCCTTGAAACCTCCGATACTCTTGCTGGGTGACTGTTCCGTCATTGTTAAAATCAGCACCCTGTCGCACAGCAGAGGCTTGATTGGCCATTGCCTGCTCTCTTGACATGCCTTGGTTGGTCATCAGACGATTAAGTTGATTTTCGTAAATAGGGCCACTTCCCTGAACTGGCGCTGCCGTTACTGCCTGATTAGGGTTAGCCATGCCCGTAAGAGGTGAGGCAAGCTGTGGTGTCTGATTAACTGGACCAGCACCGGCTAAAGGCTGTGCAGCTATAGATTCTGTTGGTGGAGCTCCAACGCCTGCTTGATTCTGGGCAGGAATTCCAGATTGCTGGGCTGGGCTAATAAAATTTCCACTAGGGTTGCCGCCAGCCGTTGCCAATAAAGGCGCTGGGCCTTGGCTTGGCACCCGACCTGCTTGTGAAATTCCAAAAGGAGCCCCCTGAGAACGGCCAGCCTGCCCAGCCATAAAAGATCCCACTTCAGAAAAAGGAATTCCGACTGAAGGGTCTTCGGTCGTGTTAACTAAATCCCTTTGAACCATGCGCCTTGGGTCATTAGGGCCAACCATCCCAGCTTGAGGGTTCATCTGCCCCTGACGGGCTAAAATTGCGTTTAAAGCAGTCAAAATGGTCCCCTCATGTTTAGTCCCGCGAGTATCTGTTCAATAGTTTGTTGACCATTACCCTGAGTTGGCATTGCCGTTCGTTCAGGCAACTGCTGCTGCATGAAATCAGTTGAGTAGCTTTGCCTTGTTGGAGCCAATCCGCTCAAGTCTAGTTTCTGGCCAAGTATTGCCGCATTCTGCTGGGGCAATCCCGCTAGAAGCGTATTCTGCGCGGCTATGTTGCCCTCCTGAACAAGTCTAGCCTGCTGGGGCATTGATTGGCCGTAGATGTCTAACGCCCCCTGAAAGCCCTCTTGTGCCGACTGCCTAACGCCAGGGAAGATGTCCATAATGTCACCTCTGGCTTGATCCGCTAACTTTTGCTGAAGAGCCAACACTTGCTGATTTTGGCGAATTTGCCCCTTCTGGGCGCTATCATCAGTACCACCAAATAATGACTTAAATAGCTTGCTCATGCTGCCTTCCTTGAGGCAATTTCACTTTTAGTGATGCCTAGTTGAATTATATTCATTATCTTACCCTCTTTCATCACAGAATCTCGATTGATGCCTTCTTCAATAAACCCGTGATGCTTTGCAAAGTTGACCAGTTCCGGTCGATCAGAGGGTATCTGCACGATAATCTTGTTTTTATCTGTCTCTAAAAAGAACATAAAAGCCCAGTCCATGCACTGCCTAGCGTATTTAAGCCGATATTTCTTGTAAATCATCGGATGCATCTCAAAGCAGATGCTAGTGATATGCGTAAAGTTAAATATGCCGATAATGTCTTCATCGTCCTCAAACAGTAGCCAGACTTGATTCATATCTGGCTCAAAATCACCGGAAAATCCGTCCTCAACTAACATCGGGAGAAGGTCAGGGCTTGACACCACTTCTTTTACCTCCTCCGCAGTCGCTAAACGAACCCTCATATCAGAATCCATCCCTTTGACAGATCACCAGCAATCGCCGCATCCCTTTTGATGTACTTTATCGATCCAGCAGTGCCAGCATCATTCATATACTCTTGACCAATAGTGGCCGTAACCACCCCTTCGGGAGATCCAGTGCCAATAATAATCAAGCTGCGGTTAACCTGGTTGATCCAATCGTTAAACTCTTGAGTCTGTCTGCCAGATTCATCAATAATCGCAATGGTGTAATCAGGGGCGCTCAAAACCGTGGCACTCCTGGCCTAATCTTTGCATCGAGCCTGACCACCACAAATTTAGTCGGCGAGGCAAACTCAAACTTTAAAACAGCGGTTTGGTCAAAACGACCATTCTTTCGCCATTGAACCCTTCGGCCATACTCGCCAACAGCACCAACATCTCTATTCCGCTCGTATCCATAGCTTTTACCGCCATCACGAGATAAAGACATCCTGACCTGTGGTGACGGGTTGGCTATCGTCCCCTCGCCTACCTCCATCGACAACTGAAGGCTAGGCAGGAAGAACGTATTGATCTCATTGTTAAACGGGGCGGGAATCAACAGCCGTTGAACGTAGTCATCACTGTACGAAGAGTAGGTGTCAAACGATACCTCGCCTATCCGACCATCTTCAGTATCCCCAGCGTAATTACGCCCGAATGCCTCAACCATCGAGGCAACACGCCAGCCAGTCGTTGAACCGTCAACCACTGAGGTTCTCTCATGCCACTTGTTGTTCATCTCGTTAAAATAGAAGGCCGTATCAGGCAGATGGAACCCAACGAAGTAAGACCCCTCTTCGGCGTAGGAAACCGCGTAGATGCTGTCTATTTGCGCCTGAGTAAGGTTCTGCAAGGATGTCTCAACCGCTGCGGTAGATACCCGCTCTGGCGCTTGTCCTGACGTTCTCCAGATAGCCGCTTTCTCATTTTCTCCACCACCGATAAAATAAAAGTGATTTCTGCCGTCAACCAGTGAAAATGGTGCGTCTAGCCCAACATTGAGCAAGCCACCTTGTATAGATTGGAATGGAAAGCCACCTCCACCGATGTTTGTAAACGGTTCAAATGTCTCTGATCCAGCCATGTACAGCCGTCCCTTGAAAACCCACGGCGCAACAATGATGTCAGGATCTTCTTCGGCGCTGCCGAAATCAAGAGCGTTCCACGTGGAACCATCATTAACCGCTGAAATGATGAACTTCTTGGAGTCGGTTGAGCAGACAAAATACGAGTCCACGTAAACAACATACTGAGGATTGCCGCTTGAGGTAAATCCAGCCGCTACTATCTGAACCAGCGTGTTTAAGGTTCGGTCAAAGATGTAGCCATTGCCGTCAGGGATTAGGATCAACAACTGGGTGCCGTTGTCAGCCATTGAGACACGTTTATCTATTGATGGAATCGTGCCGATAGTCGTTGCTATGTTGAACTCGTCAACGCTGTACAAAGATTGTCCGTTGACGAAATACGGCACACCCGCCATGACATGAGCACCACGGTTCTGGTTGTTCAATGTGCCGGTGGTTAGCCTTTCGATTAAACCAGGGCTTGGAAATATAACCTGGCTAGACCATGCACCCTCAGTTTCAGGCGTGTGAACGTAAGCATTCACCAACCTCTGAGCAGATACAGGAAGGCTGTTGCTCTCATAAAAACCGTTGTAGATGTCTAGCTGCACAATATCACGCGCTATAAAGCCATTCAGTTGTCAGTGCGTAGCAATTAACCACATCATACTTCGTTGACAGTGTTTGCGTTGCCGATCCGACAACATTCAGACCGTTACCATCAACAGTTACGTTAGCAGTGCTGGCTCGCATGATGATCGCCTTATCACCTCGATTCGGAGTTGCCTTTAACGTAATCGTCGCTAGACCTGCCCCCGTCACCACAACGATAATGTTATCGTCGGTGATCGTGTAATCGCCTGACACCTCAATAAAGACAGGATCTATGGCAGTCTCAACCGATGCCGCAAGTTGGGTGGTGAAGTTAGCCCCAGTGATCTTGGCATTGTCACCCGCCGCGGTGACGAGCGTGAAAAACGCGCCATCAGCAAATGTGGTAACACCCGTTAGATCAGTGATCGACTTGTTTGTAGCCATCAGTCCTCCAGAAGGATGCTTGCGCCATCCTCGTTGATAAGTTCTGGCCCACGCGGAGGATAAAACGTCGAGGTGATCGCGTTACCCGTACCGGTTGGCAGTCGAGAGGGGAGTCTCGATGGTTGTATGGTAATAACCGCTCTGCGCAATGATGCTAGAGAACCTCTCGCGGCACCCTTTAGCTCAGTTGTAACAATGCTGTCGTATGACGGCGCTAACTTTAACGCCAGGTTCTTAACCAAAGCCTCCTCTGCAACCGCCGTGACGGTGATCAGATCAGCAGGGTTAACAATGACGGTCCAGCCAATCGGGAAGTTCCACGAAAGAACCATCCGATTAAGTGTCCGTATTGCAAATTGCATGTCATCAGCTTCGATTGGTGCTTCATCACCAGAGTTCGTTACCTCCGAAAAGGCATCGCTAATGATTGTTTCTGCGGTCGTCATAAACCCTCCAGTAAAAGGAAAGCCCCCGAAGGGGCTATAAAGGTTTAAGGATTGCCGTAACCTTGACCAGCAAAGAACGGGTTAAACGTCCCGTAAGCTGGCTGGAAGTCAAAGCGCACTTTCTGCTTGTTAGCAAGACCGTCAGAGAACTTGCTGATCCGTATCTGCAACCCATCGTTAGTTGTTAACAGGGTGTCAGTAGCGTACAGCTTGGGCAGCGGAACCGAACCAATCGTAAACGCATCCTTGTGGAAGAACATGTTTGGCTGGTAAGTCGTGCTAGCCGTACCAAGGATCTCGATAGCATCGCCAGAAGCCAACGCGCTGGAAACAGTGTTGTAACCAGAGGTGTCGCCAGTTTCGTAGATCGCAGGGCCAGCACAAACCAACGTACCTGCACCAGCAACCATCGTTACATCAGCAGTTACAGTCGCTCTCCACTTCACCACACCACCGGCATTACCGAGGATCTGCTGCTTCGTAGAGATGTTCAGCCGGTTTCTGCTGTTGTCAGTGACCTCAATGATAGATCCTGCTTTAACAGTACCTGTCGTGGTCAAGCCAGTAACAGCAAGGCTCTGAGTCATGGTGTCCTTGGCAGCAACATAAGTCGCTGTAGGTGTGCCAGACAGAGTACCAACACGGTCAACAAGATCACCACCGATGTATGTACCCAGAGCAGTCGCCTTCATGACGCGCATGCCTGCGAAGTTGCTATTAACAACAGCGTCAACAAATGCTGGTCGAACCAGATCATCTGCGGAGGTTAGGCTATTCTGGACACCAGCTAAAGTGGTCTGAGTGTAGGGATTGATGCAATAGCACCTGTCGCCAGGTCCACCAGGCACACCAACCGAGTCCATCAACGCACCAGCTTCGGCTACTTCAGCCCAAGCAGTTACAGATGTATCAGGATCACCGACAGACAGGTTAGCGTTCTTCATCATGTACGCGGCAAAGTCAACCTCAAGATCGGTCACGATGCGTGTTGCCATTGGAGCCAGCAATTCATCGAGTTGATCCATCTTGATTGCTTCATCAACGCGGTTATATTCAACGTCTACGGTAAAGTAATTTTGGACCGTAGCTGATGCTTTACCAGTAACAATATCGTTATCAGGTGCGCCAGACGAGATATCACCATCTGCTGTACGTTGTGAAACGTAGTCAGTAGGACGTTTGATATCAATCGTGGTCCCGCTAGAAGGGTTGAAAGGCATGTCCTTTAAGAACTGTGTGTTTACAGACTTGGACAATACTCGTTGAGTTTCAAATGCTGGCAAAAACTGCCGCGCCAGCTTGCGGGTAATGTTGGAGTCAAAATCGTTAGCCATTAGAATAATATCCTACTCTATACGGGCTCCATGCTTTGCAATTGGGTCTGATTCAAGGGTTGCCCCTGTTGTGTTCAAACCGTCTATTGTCGCACCAGCACCCGTGATGTTCCTCGGTTGTGGCCCCCCTGCAATTTTAGCTTCGATCTGGCCGAGTAAGCGTCCTTGAGTTCGATCATCAGCGAAATGTAGTTGATTCCGAAGTTCTGGATTCTTGGCAACGTAATACGATGCCTCTGGCCCAATCTTCATCAATTCCATTGCAACCACTTCATTTAGACCTGTCAGATTCTGCTGAACAACTGACTGAAAGTCAGGTGCCTCTTTAGTAAAATCTGGGACCTTCGCAGTGTAGTCATTAACTAACTGCTGGGTCTTCTGGGCTTGGGCTTGTTGAGCAAACTCATCTCTGGCTTGCTGTCTGGCCCTAACCTCTGCCTGTCCCGCTATGAATGCATCCCTCTCCAGTAGATAAGCCTGATTCCTTCTCTCGAATTCCTCAGTGTCAAAAATATCTTCTGTGCTAGGCGGTGCAGGCGGTTGCTTCGCTAATATCTCGTCTTCTGCGGCCTTGTCGATAGCATCGAGTCTGGCCTGTAAAACCGCTTTCTCTGATGCCTCGCGTGATCTCTCACGTTCCGCATCACCAGCTTTAGCCGTTAATGTGTCGAATCTCTTTCGGACCTTCTCAGTGAGTTGGTCATCAGGGATAAAATCATCATTGCCGGTTTGGGCCTCCTTTTTGGGTGTCTCATCAGTGGTGTAGTCATCTTGTGACTGCACTTCGCCTGAATCAATCGTACCCAGTTCCGATGTTGCCGATTCATCAGTAGTTACATCT